GGATAAAGAGTGACCTTACGAGCATAGATGTAATACGCCTGTGGGGTTCCTGTAGTGGTAGTTGAGTCGATAAGCATTTGGTCAAAATCTTCCATGCTTAAACCATTCAACTTTACATTCTTATACTTGATAGCCCTAAGACTCAGGATATCTGTAGGTAATGTGTACTCCGCAGTACCTGCAGTTGTTGCTGTTGTTGCAGAAATCTGTAATAGATTATTGTTCCTAGCAATATCCAGCATCGCGTCATTGACCCACCGAATGATGTCAGCGTCCTCAATCTGGGCACCGGCTTCATCACCGAACTGTCGCTTAACGCGAGTAGCAATCTCGGAGACCAGCATTAATTACCTCGGAATATCTCTAAACTCTGTATTACCAATCCTATAAATAGACTTTGGAGAACGTAAAACAGAGGCTGCCATTTGGTTTTGTTCATCTTGAATCTCTTCAAGAACTTTACGCTTGTAGTCCCTAATTGCCTGATTATTAGCTTCCATTCGCTGCTGCACATCGCCGTTTTTGTTATCGCCTTCGTACAGCCTAGCTAGAATTCTTTCATCGAAATCTTCTTCGGAGCGGACTCCCATAACCACGTACTTTGTACCATCTGGTTTGTGCTGAATGATCCTAAAAGCGTCATTCTCCCCTCTAACAGACGGAGGAATCCACTCCACATCTAACGTGTAGTCGTAGTCTCTAATAAGTTCAACTACCCTACTAATGCGCTCGCTGATAAAAGAACCATCATCATGCGGAACGGCTACCGAGAAATCATTTAACATTAGACGCTTACCAACCTATGCAGTTCGATAAGTAAGTTTCCAGAAGCCGGTGCAGTACCATAGGAATACTTAATACGAATACCATCATTACCTGTAGGTGTCGTAGCTCCGTATAGAGGCTTCACACCGGACGCTGCAGAACTATTAATAGGAAACACAATGTCAAAAGTCGACGCAGCAACTGTAGCAGAGTTGAAACTCACTACAGCTCCACTAAGGTCAACGTACTCAATATTTAAAGTAACTGTCTGGTTGCATCCATTATTGACTGCTAGTTGCCAATTAGCGATATCAGATACCTTAAAATAGTTTGTGTATCCAGGTGTTGTCGCCCGAACCGCTGTTGGGATCAGGATAACCTCTCTTGTATTTGCGTTTGACACTATTTCCCTCTAACTCTATTAAGCCGTGGATTCTTCTTCTTGGCATAAGGAGAAGCTTTTCTTGCTGCTGAGGCTAAAATTGCAGCAGCCCTATCTTTTGAAATACCTTGTCGCTTAGCGATTTTAGCCGTTACAGCCTTGAAGCCAGGATGTGCTTTAGACATATCTATCCCTTATAAAGAAAGGTGGTGGGCCACTCTCGGCAGCAGCCCACCACCAATCTTATTAGACCTCAGTAATGTCGTTCAGCGTTGCGTGAGCATTACGTCGGTTCGTGCCAAGCTCCCAGTAGCAGGCAAGAACAGCCTCGAAAGAGTCCTTACCAACCTTCCACTTCCAGATGTTTCCATCGGTGTCAAGCCATGACCAATCAGCATTACGGTAAATCGTAAGCGTAGACTCGTCAATAAACTTCATCTGGTTGTTGGGGCAGTCAATGTCGTCAACCACAGGGATGTCACGACCATTGTGGAACGCAAGACCCTTGATACCACCGTCAAACTCAGTAGTGGTAATAAAGCGACGGTTAGTGGAAAGCAAGTTCCAGTAGGCGCGACGAACACCTAATCCACAAAGGATAAGTGTAGTGTTGCCGCCGTTAACGCGAACCGCATCCGTCTGCTTAATCATCAAAGCTTCGGTCAATGATCGGTTAGTACCACCGTTAGCGTCCACAACAGCAGCCCATGTAGGCTCAGTTGAGGGGTCAACGTTAAACAGCGAACCGCTGTTGTTAATAATTGCACCAAGGCCCGTAGGCTCCTTGTTGGTGCTACCAGCGTTACCGTTTCCGGTACGCACCAAGTAGTCACCGGCTACAGGAACACGGGTAGAGGGCGGCGTAGCAAAGGTAACAACACCAGTTGAACGGTTGATTGCCGAGATAACCAATCCAGTCCAACCAGAAACTGCAGTACCACCAGAGTTAACAACGTCTACAATCTGGCCAACTTCAAGATACTGAGTGTTAGCACAGGTAACAGTAGTAGCAGTAGATGTAACAGTTAATGCTGCCAAAGAGCCAGTACCGTTTCCGTAGAAGATTCGGTTAACATCCTTGGCGATGTCGTTCTTAAGTCCAGTCATTTCCAGATTCATAGCGTTAGCAAATGCCTGGTAGTTGGACTTGGCTAATTCCATTGTCTGTCCGGTAACTTCAACACGACCATAGCCGTACTTAAGTCCAACTCGGACAGATGCGTAGCCTTGGTTACCAGAAGCCTGCAAATCTTCGTATTCAGCTCGGTATCCAATAGATGGGTTACGACGAACACGAATAGGGAAAGTTACATACTTTCCACCGACTTCACTAGTAACGCCGCGAGAAGTCTTTTCGATCCGCTTAATACCCACAACTTCATTTTGAAGCTGGTCCTGAATTTGCCCCTGGTAAATCTCCTTTGTAATGGAGTTCACCGTGGTCATTGTTGCTGGCATAGCTTTTTATCTCCTAGGTATCGTTATCCATAGCGAGCAGTTGAGCAACTAACTCTGAGGTTTGAGATGGATTTAACTTACTTGGGTCAATAGCATTTGAAGGAATATTTCCTCCTGACCCCAATACTGCCGGAGCTGGTTCTGTATTACTTCCCTGTGAATTAGAGGAAGCTTCTTTAACAATAGAGAAGAATTCTTGAACTGCTTCTTCTCCGTCCATGCCATTACCCATTAAGGTAACAACAAAATCATCATTAAAGTCGCCGTACTCTTCATGCAAAGCACCTAGATACTCGTCAAGTAATTGACTTAACTCCATATCTTCCTGTGCCTGCTGTGCTGCCTCAATCTCAGCCTGACGCTCCTGTTGGAGTGCTTCCAACATTTGACGTTGCTCTGCGAGTTGTGCAGCAAGTTCACTATCGTCAGTAAATAAATCACTCATAGCAGTATTTTCCATTTCCGTAACCCCCTGCTCACCACTATCGAAACCATATGCTTCTGCCAGTTGCCTATAAACAGCTTCTGGGTCGGCCTGTACAGCCTCCGCTAGTTTTAACGCCATATCTACTACTTCTAAGTCAACGTCACCGATAACTTCACGATATGGGTCAAATTGTGAGTGTAGGTCTTGGATTTTATTTTGTACTCCTGAATCCCACTTTTCCAAGGTGGGAGTAACAAGAGGGTGAAACTCTTCTGGAATCTTGCTTAAGATTTCATCCCAAGCAGGATGTCCTTTTGTTGCTTGTTCTTCGACTGTTCCAGAATTATCGGTAGTCGCTAATTCTTGGTCCTGGTCAGACATATAGTACACTCCGAGAGTTAGTAAGCGGAAGTTTTCATGTTACCCGTTTTGGGCTTTTTAGCTAAGGATCGTGCCTTCTTAAGTTTCTGAAGCTTCTGTGTACGTAACATAGCAGCTCTCATTAAACCATTCTTTTTACTTTTCATCTTCTTTAAATGTTCCATGTGGTCTACATGCATCATATGCTCTTGGTGAGCTGTTTTTCCAGTTAAATCAGTACCTCTTGGTCCAATGTAGGGACCACCCCATGTCTGTCCGCCACTAAGCCCAGACTTAAGATTAGTAGTTGAACGTAGAGGCGTAATAGCCTTTGAACGAGGCTGCTCCACAGGCTTAGTAATAGCCTTTGAACGGGGATTTTCTACAGGGGATCGCTTAATTGTAGCCATTGGTTTTGTCCTACTCTGACTTGGAAGATTACTATACAGAGCCATAGATTTTTGCCTCTGCTGTTCAATTCCGTACGGATCGGGCATATTTCTTATCCTTAAACCTATTACGTGCCTTAGACCCCTCAGCGGTCATACCATAAGTAGAGAAACCACCTACAGGTTCCTTAGTATTATTTTCGTATGCCCATCGCTGCATAATTGTTTTTAAGTCGTCTGCTTTTTTAGCAGCGGCAGAGTCCTTCATAGCAGTAGACATAACTTTATTCATCTTAGCAGTCTGTGCTTTAGCTCTATTACTCTGTAAAACCTTCCAAGTAGCTAATTCACTACTTTGTCCACTTTTAGCTGTGTTTTTATTTAAAGTCCTATACATAGTTCGCTGAGTGCTTCCACTATTTTTAGCAGTATTAATTGCGTTAGCAGCAGCTTTTGTTAAAGAACCAAAGTTCCTACGGTAATCGGCTAATTTCTTTTTTTCTAAAGTCTTAAGTTTATTAGCTGAGTTAAGTTTATACTTTCTTCCACTATCTAACTTTCTCTTTAACATGCGCTTACGATTACGTAAGTTTCGTAATAGCATATCACGTTCTGGGATATTAACACTAGCCATTATTCTGCCTTCTTCTTAACTGTTTTCTTAACAACGGTTCTACCGTCCTCGTTAGGCGCAAATGGCTCTTTAATACCCTCAGCCAAAAGCCTATTGACATCAGCCAAACTCACAGCTGCGTCATTGTAGGTTAGGGCCGAGAGCCTATCCTCCGTAAAATAAGTAGGAGCTTTTTTCTTTAATTCTGCCTTGATTTCGTCAAGGTCTGGTAATAAGTCAGGCACTCTACCCTCCCATCATCTGCTGATCTTGTGGCTGTTGCATAGCCTGCTGGTCTTGTGGGGCTGCTCCAGTTTGGTCTGCCTGCTGCATATCAGGTGCTACAGGTTGGGCAGTATTCATTGGATTAACCCCGTTGAGAACCTGTAAGTGCTGTTGAACATGGTCCTCAAAAACAGCCTGAATAACTTCTGGAAGTAATTCAAACTGCTGTGTCTTTCTGAACCTATTGTGAAACTCAATATGAGCTTGGTGGTTATCCCAGCTGTTTGTAGGCATAATTGGTTGCTTAGGAGTTGAGATAATCTGACCAGTATTTGGATCAACCTGTTGCTCAGGTTGACTCATAATCTGGATAGCTACCTCTGGGTTAATAGAGGACATTTTAAGGTTCTCTCGTTCCGCTGCCCTCTTATCAACAAGGTAATTCTCGTATACCTTCTCTACGCCACCAATATCTAACAGGTCTAAACCCTGCTCTGGGGGAATAATTCCTAGTTTAAGCAAATCCATGACAAAAGCTTGACGTGCCGCTTTGCTTCTAGGGAGGGCTGATCCTGCTTCAACTCTAACGTCGGTGTTTCCACGCAGACTGGAATTAAGCCATTGTTGAGCCTCAAATGCTCCATCTCTTCCAACAACTCTAACAGTCCTTGGAGTATCCCAATACTGTTCAACATATTTAAGTACATGTCTGCCGAGTCGCTGGACAGCGCGTTCAATTGAGGTAATCGCATAAGCGAGTTTGGAGTCGTCTTGCTCCTGTAGATATGAAATTGCTGTTGCAGCAGTAACTTGAGAAGGAGTGCCTCCGCGCGAGATTTCATGTTGCCCACTAATGTCGTCGATGTCAGCAGTAATTCGATCCAATTGGTCAAGAACATAACCAGGAAGTGGCGGCATAGGTAATTCGCTAGGACGATCAAATCCTGGTTGATAGAGAATTACTTGACCTGGCTCACTACTAATCTGCCTAGGGTTAATAGAACCGCGAGGAGCAATAAGTTTTGGCTTAGCCATTAGGTTCTTAGCTTCAACAATCTGAGAGACAGTTCTGTTGTACTCCCTCTGCAGGGGAATCAAGTCTGTGATATTTGATTCACCAAAGAACCGTCCAGTAGGTACTA